TATGACCTTTCGGATTACAGGAAGGGGACTACGGACCTGCACAAGACATTCTCCCCAATCATTACACGCATAAGGCTGACCTGCGACAAGGATATGCTGGAGGGTTCAAGTGCCGGGGTTTATTCGGCCAACATCGCCTCTCGTCTGCTTGGCTTGGTTGACAAGCAGGAGAACACGGTCCACATCGAGCAACCCCTGTTTCCCGACAATGGCTGATTCTATCGTTGATGGCGTTATTGACCAATTCAGGACAAGAGCCGAGCAGGGCAAAGCGAAGTACGGGACGACCATGGACCGCAACGACCTGACCCCGATGGAGTGGATTCAGCATCTACAGGAGGAACTGATGGATGCGGTGGTGTACCTGCAAAAGATAAAGACCCTTGAATTAAAAGAAAATAACAAGGGGGTAAAGGTCTAAAAGACCCGTATATTTGTCAAATGGAAAAAGACATTTTAGGATACGAGGGCCTTTACACTATTACCGATAAAGGCGATGTTTATAGTTTGGGAAATGGCAACAGTACTTGCCCGTCCTATAAAACCAAAAGAAAGATTACTTTAAAGACCACTAAAACAGGATACATCCATTGCAAGTTGTTTAAGGATGGGGTTCGAAAATATTACGCCATTCATAGACTTGTTGCTATAAACTTTATACAAAATCCTGAAAACAAAAGAGAGGTTAATCATAAAGACGGGAATAAGGCAAATAATTGCGTAAGTAATTTGGAATGGGCTACAAGTAGTGAGAACCAAAAGCACGCATTTGCTAATAATCTACAAAAAAGGCAATTAGGGGCTGATTCCAAATGCTCCAAAAAGGTCGCTCAAATTAATCTATTGGATGGAAGCGTGATTAAAGTATGGGATTGTATAAATATGATTAAAAGGGAAATAGGATACAATTCCTTTGGAATCATAGGATGCTGCAAAAACAAACCTAAATACAAAACTGCATACGGATATCGTTGGAGTTATGTTTAAGTACACCACGGCCATAAAAAGAATTAGGCAGATGCAAGCCCGGAAGAAGATAATTCAGGGCGGGACATCTGCCGGAGGTTAACCCCCGCTCGGCAACGGGTGGGGGTAGGAAAAACGCTTGCCATCCTTGCGGTCCTAATAGACATCGCAGCCAAGAACAAGACCGAGATATCGGTAGTTTCCGAATCTATCCCTCACCTACGGAGGGGAGCAATCAAGGACTTTGCGAAGGTCATGCAATGGACAGGCCGATGGGTCGCAGACCGATGGAACAAGACCCTGCTCACCTATCACTTCGCCAACGGTTCAATCATCGAGTTCTTTTCTGCCGATTCCGAGGCACGGCTCCGAGGTGCAAGGAGGCAGGTCGTTTACATCAACGAGGCCAACAACATCGACTTTGAATCTTACTACCAGTTGGCAATCCGTACAAGCGAGGCCATCTACATCGACTTTAACCCGACCCACGAGTTTTGGGCGCATACGGAGGTCCTGCCCGAACAGGACGCAGAACTGATAATCCTAACCTACAACGACAACGAGGCTTTGCCCGACACGATTAGGAGGGACATCGAACTGAACCGCACCAAAGCCGAAACGTCAGCCTATTGGGCGAACTGGTGGAAGGTCTATGGCCTCGGTCAGGTCGGGACGCTTCAGGGTGCGATATACGAGGACTTCGAGGTGGTGGAGGGTATAGATGTCAGCCGTGCGAAATTCGTCGCCCTTGGGCTTGACTGGGGCTTCAGCAACGACCCTACGGCACTCGTAGCAATCTACCGCCAAGGGGACTGCTTGCTGATTCAGGAACTGCTCTACGCTACGGGCCTGACCAACCAAGACATCGCAGACAAGTTGCGGACCTTGGGCATCACAAGGGCTTGGGAGATCGTGGCCGATTCAGCCGAACCGAAGTCCATTGAAGAAATCTACCGACTTGGATTCAACATCAAGCCAGCGGAGAAAGGCCCCGACTCGGTCAGGAACGGGATCGACATCCTGAAACGCTTTAAATTGCAGGTAACCAAGGATAGCACAAACCTGATTAAAGAACTGCGCTCCTACACTTGGGCCACCGATAAGGAGAGCAAGAACACGGGGGTCCCGATTGACTCCTTCAACCACGCCTGCGACGCTATGCGGTATGTGGCACTCAATAAGTTACGGGTCAGTAACTCGGGGAAGTATGTTGTGGTTTAACTTTGCGGTACTAAACCCCTAAACAATGACACAGGACCAAATTAGACAACTAAAGCAATGGGACGTTGAAATCAAGTTTTTTGACCGAGGTTGCGTGGTTAGAGTTGGATGCAAAGTATTTGCTTTTGAAAGCGTTGAGGAAGCGATTTCACAAATTGTGGCATACACCAAAGACCCGATTGGAGTTGGCAAGAAGTATGCGCCAGAGGAGTTTGTTGAACCCAAGGAATGTCTTGAAGGCCATGAACACCGAACGCATCCTTGACCTGCTAATCGAAATCGGCAAGATAGTTGCAGCCGTTTTCTTCATCCTCACCCTTCTAACCCTCCTTTGGACCTTATGAAAGTCATCCACTACTACCACATCTATTGCGGAGGGAATTGGCAGTTGATCCTGAATCAGCATATGATGGCGGTCTGCAATTACGGACTCATCAACATCTTGGATGAAATCAGGGTCGGCATCGTCGGTCCACCCGAACAACGCAAGGCGGTCAAGGAGGTGCTGGAAGGGTCAATGGTGGCCGATAAGGTCAAGGTTGTGGTTACCCGGACCAACGCTTGGGAGCAGGCGACGCTGACCGAAATGTACCGGGCCTCGCAAAAAGAGGAAGCCGTGTACCTGTACGCCCACACAAAGGGGGCAAGCGACCCGTCCCTCATCAACCAACTTTGGAATCGCAGCATGACTTTCTTCAACGTCGTGGCTTGGGAGCGGTCCCTGCAACTGCTCGAAGGAGTGGATGCGGTGGGATGTCATTGGATTACCAAGGAGCAGTTCCCTCACATGGCGGATCACAACAACCCCGAAGGCTATCCCTACTTTGGTGGAACCTATTGGTGGGCCAAGTCAAGCCACATCAAGGAACTGGGCGAGCCTGTACGGGACCACCGCTGGCAAGCCGAACATTGGATTGGCAAGAAGCCCGACACCAAGGTCCACGATACCAACCCCGGATGGCCGGGTCCCGAAAAGTTTGTAATCACGTTTTAGCATGAAGGTCCCTATCCTCATTACCAACTTTAATCTCTACACTTGGCCCAAGGCAATGGTCAAGGAACTGCAACGGATGAAGGAATGCGGTCCTATCATTATCATTGACAACAACTCCACTTACCGACCAACCTTGGATTGGTACGATTCGCTAAAGGGGAATGAGGACGTTTCGGTAGTTCGTACCGGGCAGAACTTGGGACATCTTGTGGCATGGAGACTCGGCATTGACAAACGCATCAAAGCCGACTTTGGCTACCCCGATTACATCGTAACCGACCCCGACCTCGACCTTTCGGGATGCCCTGACGACACCATCGTGCGGATGCGTGAACTTTGGTACGATTCACCTTCCTACCCCTACATCTACCGGGACGAAGAAGCCAAGGACTTTAACGGGGTGCAGTTCAACGTCAAAGACAAAATTGGCCTCGGCATTCGTGTTGACGATGTTCCCGAAAACGCCTTATTCTTCCAACCTGCTGAACATCGCTACCACAAGCAGCCGACCTATGGCAACCTTCGCTTGGCTCCAGTTGATACGACCTTCGCCTTCTACCATGCCGACACCTACCAAGTATGCATTAGCGGTGCGAGGACTTTGGCCCCCTATGAGGTGAGGCATCTGCCCTACTACATCACGCCCGTTGAGATGAACTCGGACTGGGAGTTTCGGCAGTACCTTGACAAAGCAAACCACTCCAGCACGGCCAAGAAGATAGCCGATGGACTTCAAATCGGATAATATGCCCTACTCACACCCATTCCACAAGGACTTTGTTGGCAACCATATCCGATCGGTTCTAACTGAATCCGACCGGGTGCTTGACATTGGATGCGGTTGCGGAACTTACGCCCTGCTGCTTCCCGAAATCAAGATGGACGGCATCGAGATTCACGAGCCGTATGTCAACCGATTCGGTTTGCAGGACCTTTACCAAACCCTGCATATTGGGGATATTCGTGAGTTCGATTTTTCGGCCTACACCTACCTGATTATGGGCGATGTCTTTGAGCATTTAACCTTTAACGAGGCGAGGGGCCTGCTTACCCGAATGAAGGGCAAGAGGGTCATGATTGCCGTGCCTTATATGTACAGGCAGGGCGAATGGGAAGGGAATGTGTACGAAACGCATTGGCAACCCGACCTGACCCCCGAAGTGATGGCGTTGAGATACCCCGAACTGAAATTGCTCGTTGGGGATGCGGTGTACGGCTACTACATAAACTACTGACCTATGAAACTCCAAGACCTCACCATCGACCAGTTCCAACGCATCGGAGCCATTGAGTTCTCCAGCGTGCTTGGGGACTACGACAAGCGTGCAGGGGTCGTCGCAATCGTTGAGGGGGTGGATATATCACTCGTCCGAGAGATGTCCGCCAAGAGCGTCCTAAAGCGTTACAAGGCCATTATCAGCGAGTGGAACGCATTGCCTGCCTTGGGTTACAAGCGGAAGTTCAAAGCCGGGGGCAAGTGGTGGATTCCAACGGTCTTCACGGATGAGTTGACGGCCGGGCAGTTGATTGAACTCATGGACGCAAACACGACCGACGAAAAGCAACTCCTGCAGAACCTCCACCGAATCATGGCGACCTTGTGCCGGGAAGGCGGTCTATTCGGATTCTTTCCGAAAAAGTACGACGGGGCTGCCCATGCCGAGCGAGCCGAACTCATGAAGAAACACGCCAAGGTCGGGGACGTTTGGGGCGTTGTCAGTTTTTTTTTGTTAAGTTCAGAATCCTACTTGAAAGTTTTGAGCGACTATTCCAAGCACCTGATGACGAAGGCAGGGGAGTTGACGTAAGCCCTTTGGCCGGCTACGGATGGCTGATGGTGGTGTGGCGGATGGCAAACAAGGACGTTTTAAAGTTCGATGCCATCTTTGCGATGAAGGCGGTGGAGTTCTTGAACTATGCGCTCC